TCCCCTTCACATAACCCGGCAGCAACATCCAGGAAGACCTGTCTGATGCTCCTTCTGGCTGCTGCCTCATAAAACTCCAGCGCGGCACCTTCAACACGGTCCAGCGAGATGTCCAGGTCAAAAATTTCACCGTCAAAGCGTTTTTTGTCCCGTAACGCTAAAGTTACCGTAACTTTATTCTCAAAATTGCGGATCCCTTTCACAATCAGTTTATAGTTTTGAGTCATTGAATTACTCTCCCCGTGCAGCCTTACGACGGTCCTCTCTGATTTTGAAATACAGGTTAGTCAGATATGTCAGCAGCCCAAACAGCAGACTCCCCAGCACGCCTATTGCCGCCCACTGAGACGGGGAAACCCTGTCCAGCAACTGCAGGAACCAGTAGCCCGTTCCCACCGCTGACGTGGTGTATGACACACCTGTTGTGATTTTTTCCATCTGGTCCATACCCCGTCTCCCGTTATCCGGAAGCTGACAACAATAAAAAAAGCCACCAGTTAAGTACTGATGGCTCTGATAACTCATGCAGGCATCTCAGACGACCCACTGACACTACCGGTGAGTTTAACGATACCTTCCATTTGACTGGCTCACTTTTTATGATGATGCCGGTGCATTTATCTCCAGCACCAGACTTTCTATCTCAACGCCATACGCTGCATTTTTGGTAATATCCGTCAGCGTCAGCGCATTCAGCCCCAGTGTCAGACTGTCTTTTATGACCTGGAATGCCGGGCCAGCCACTCCATTCAGTTTCGGAGTAACCGTGGCACTGCCGGCGGTGAACACCAGCTCCAGCGTCTGCCAGTCGTTACTGTAATTCCCGAACTCGCCCAACTTTGTGTTTCCTGCTTTCTTGTGATGCATCAGATTCAGTTTGCCGTCTGTGGTCTGGGTGAAGAACGACATCAGGAACGGGTTACCAGTCCCGGTCATCGCCACGACGTCAGGTAACGCTACATCGGTATACAGATAAATTCCCAGACCGAACTGGTTGTTGGTCAGTGCGCCTGACAGTCGAAACTTACAGCTCAGTCTGCCACCCCGTGTCAGCAGGGAGACTGCGTCATCCACCGGGCGCGTCAGGGACCAGGCTTTATTGCTCTGCTTGGTGATCTTAAATACACCATCTGACAACTGAATTCCGCCATTCTTAATGCTCCAGCCCTGCGCAGCAGCGTCTCCGGCTGTCGGCAACAGGGAGATTGTGCGTATGGATGCATCTTCAGACGGCCCCGATGGCGTGTCGCCGCCGGGCGAGGGTTTGATTTCCGGTGCCTTACCACTAATGAAGGCTAAGGTGCGACCGGCTACGTTCAGAATAGCAGTTGCCATACGATCGGGAATAATGCCACGACGCGCCCATGAGCTGAAATGCGTCGGGCGATTTGATGATACCCAGTTTTTGTTCGTTCGGGATGCCGAACCGTAATAACCAGACCCGGCAATATCAGGATCTTCTGACGGGTTGTTTGTCGGTGTATTAACTCCGCTACCATCGGTCATAAAGGGAACAAAATAAATCTGCTGGGATTCTTTACCTTTATATGCACCATATACCACTTCATATTGCGTACCGTGTTCTTGTTTCCACGCGTATGTCGTGTCGCCACAAATCCAGGGGACTGATGCCGGACTTCCACCGTGACACTGCGCTGCCAGCCCGGCAAGGTCAGCACGGAACTGCTGTACCATTGCAAGAAATGCTGCTGGCTGCTGGGCGTAACTGGCATTCGTCATATCGAATTCCCCCTGCATCCAGCATATCGCCAGCAAAACGTTTTTCGGGTTTTTCTGCAATGCTGCCTTCGTGCGGAAAAGCAGATCCTGATATAACGGCTTACCCACTCCCCAGCGAGCCGAATCCTGACTGGCTCCCGTGGACTCGCTGAATGTCCCCTCCGTGCCCTGGGTGAATGCCGAACCACCACGACAGCATGGTACCAGCAGGATCCCCGCATTATTAGGGATATACGGAAGCAGTTTTTTGGCAATATGTAAGCCCTGTCCGACACAGCCGTACTGCCCTTTGCTCAGGTCAGCCCGGGGATGGTTAATCGTACTCATATCCTGAACATCATGCAGACAATGGTCAGCAGGAATGATGTCGTTAAATACGCATACTTCACCACCGGGAGTCACTGTGTTACGACGGGCCAGTTGCTTAATGCGCGGATGGGGCGCATCGTATGAATCCGGAAGCGGAAGCCCTTCACCGTAAGCCATGGCATTGGATTGCCCGGCCAGTACGATGACGTAGTACCACTCCGGCTCAGTTGCACCACTGACGACCACATCACCTTCTGCTGCAATCGCCTGCATCAGGGTATAAGGGGTTATGGCCACCGGACTACCAAACGGCTGCCAGCCCTCCTTCAGTTTTTGTGTCAGTCGTTTCGCAAGGTCTGACGGCGATGCCGCCCTGACCACGTCATAGTGTTTAAATGCCATGAATCCTCCCGGGCGGGATAATGTTGTGAGTCAGATAAGGAGCAGGCTGAAGTCCGGAAGTTACAGGACAATGGCAGAAGGGAGACTACAGCCCGCAATTCGAAAAAGACCGCGCAGTTGCGCAGAGTGATTACTATAGGGTATTATTCGCCAGCTGAAATATTACTTCACGTTTTATTGTTTATTCCTTGCCGCCCGCGTCTCCCAGCGCGGGCTTTTTTTGTCCATAAGAAAGCCCCTCCGGAGAGGGGCTAAAGCCGCGTATCTGTATCATCATGCACATGGTGCCGGGTGCCTCCCGGTGAGTTCAGCCCGGTGCCACTAAACCCGCGTCATTCTCGTTTTGATAATCAGAGATTATACCGTCACCAGTCGCCCCTCCGCTCAGGGGGATTCACCATGCGAAATTTTTTTAACAAATGCCCAGTCTGACAGGCAACTGTCAACTTACTGAATTGTGAGCAACATAGCATTTAACGGGGAACCTGTTTTCTGCAGTAAAAAGGCCCACCGGAGCGGATGGGCCTGGAAGGATAGCGGTCATGTGATGCCGGTTTCCCGGTAACTCAGCACCGGTATCTGAGTCAACGTTTTCTCTACTGGGTCATTTCCGATACGCCCTGCCTGCTGACAGGCTTTCATCACATCTGAAAATATAGCACCCTGACTGATACTGTAGTACCTAAGGTTCCAGAAACTGTGATGTATCCGGCACAGAAAAGCCCCTCCGGAGAGGGGCTGGAGAGTGGCGCTATGTGCCATTGCATGGTGCCGGGTGCCTCCCGGTGAATTCAGTACCAGCACCTGAATCCGCGATTATCCCATATACCTACTCGCTGATTGCCCCTCCGCACAGGGGGATTCACCATGCCAGTTTCTTTTAACAAACTCCCCGCAAACCAGACAACAGTCAACCGCCTGAATTGTGAGACATTTAAAAAAAGCCCGCAAAAGCGAGCCAGGGAAAATAAGTGTGGCGCGTTGTACTGGATTCGAACCAGTGACCGATTGCTTAGAAGGCAATTGCTCTGTCCGGCTGAGCTAACAACGCAGGATACAGATAATGGACCGCCTTCGGGGACCCGAACTCCGCGCAACCAGCTTCGAAAGCTGGCGCTCTATCCTGATGAGCTAATGGCGGTATGTGATATGGTGGCCCTTGCTGGATTTGAACCAGCGACCTGGCGATTATGAGTCGCTCGCTCTCACCACTGAGCTAAAGGGCCGGGAGCCGCATAATAACGACGCGTAATTAATTCTTCAATATCATCCGTTCTGGCTGACTAAATCCTGTACTTCCCGAACCGTCTGCTCAAAACGTTCAGTCTCCAGCTCAACGCCAGTTGCACGACGCCCGAGCGCCAGTGCCGCTTTCACTGTCGAACCCGACCCCATGAAAAAATCTGCAATCAGGTCACCCGGACGACTGCTAGCGCTGATTATCTGCTGCAGCATTTCTGCCGGTTTTTCGCACGGATGTTTCCCGGGATAGTACTGCACCGGTTTATGCGTCCACACATCGGTGTACGGCACCTGCACCGTCACACCAAAATACCGCCGCAGATGCTTATATTCACTCTGCAGTTCCGTATACTGCCGGTTCAGTTCACTGTATGTGCTGACCAGTTGGTGATGTGGCTTTTCCAGTTCTCCGCGCTGATGCTTATCTTCTGCCACCCGGGCAAACAGCGCCTGTAATTTCAGATAATCGCTTTCGTCCGGTAGCTGCCACTGGCTGGCACTGAACCAGTGCGACACCATGTTTTTCTTTCCTGTGGCATCAGCAATCTGTTTTGCCGTTATCCCCAGGGCAGCACGCGCATCACGAAAGTAAGAAATCAGCGGGGCCATCACATGCTGTTTCAGTGCACTGCCCTTCGCCGCATACCCGGCATCTTTCGGACGATACGGCCCCTGATAATGTTCCGCGAACAGAATGCGCTCTGTGGCGGGGAAATACGCCCGCAGGCTTTCCTTGTTGCATCCGTTCCAGCGTCCGGACGGCTTCGCCCAGATAATATGGTTCAGCACACTGAAGCGTTCACGCATCATGATTTCGATATCAGACGCCAGGCGATGGCCACAGAACAGGTAAAGACTTCCGGCAGGTTTCAGCACCCGCCAGAACTGCGCCAGACACTGGTCCAGCCACTTCAGGTAATCATCGTCGCCCTTCCACTGGTTATCCCAGCCCTCAGGCTTCACTTTAAAGTACGGCGGGTCCGTGACTATCAGGTCAACAGAATTTTCGGGTAACGACCGGATAAATTCCAGGCAGTCGGCGTTGATTAACTCACAACTGGATATTTTTACAGTACTAAGCATGGATCATTAAGCCTGTCTCTGATAGGCTCATTCTGCTTTTGCGCAAAGCAGTGGGCCTGAGGTTTGCTTGTGATCCGGACGCATGAGCAGATGGCTGGTGAGTGCCCCTAACACCCACCAGCCGCCCATTTACCACAAATAAAAAAGCCTTCAGGACTGAAGGCGTCTGTAACAACCGAACTGATAGTCTGCCAGCCCCGCCATAACAAGCTGGGTCAGTATTAACTGGCAGCGTTCACGTGAAAGGTAAGTATTCTGCGCAATCTCCCCGACTGTCGCCGGGTCGGTAACGCTTAATTCATTAAACACCACTCTGGCGGTTTCTGTCATATCCTGCTGTTTTAGCATGTCTTTTTCCCTTTTCCGGTTAACGTGACATACCAATAACTCTTGTCGAAAAAGCCAGCAAGCTGAAAGACCCGTATTCGCAACCACCAGCGCGTTTACTGTACTGACGCGATTTCAGTCATAAAAAACCCGCCAGGCGGCGGGGTGTAAAAAATCTTCTAACGTCAGGCATAAAACGCCCATCGTTAGGGCAAATTTACCACAGATTCGGGAAAAATCAACAAAGCTATCTGGTCACCTTTTTCAGTTGTTGTTCTGCCCATGCTTCTTCAATATCAAACTGCACCACCAGCGTATCGTAAAAACGTTTAACTGTTTTTTTCCATGTATCAAGAGATATGGCATCGGTTACATTACATATGGCATTAAATGCCTCCGTTGAAGGTAATCTTTCATAGCCACGCCCACCACAACGCTGACAGTTTCTGAAAACCGGCACACCCTGTTTTTCAGACTCTTCACGATGAATGGCAACACCGCGCCCACGACAATCTTTACAGGCAGTGGATACCTCTCCCTTCCCTCCACAGTCCGGACAGGCAACTTTGACCACCTCCCTGACTTTTTTCCATTCCTCCCAGTAAGACGGATACACGCCTTTTGTGCACTTTGCCCACACTGGCGGCTTACCATCCGGATACTGGATCTTGTTTGTAAAAACCTCGCTTTCAATAAATTTTTTTCCGTGACAGCAGGGGCACTGTTTTTTGCTCGCCGCGCTACGGGCATAATCTTCAAACGCATACGAAGCCATAATACGCATCACTGCCGGTTTTATTTCTGCCGGGAGTTTTCTTAACGCCGCCATGCGATCACACCGACTGAGTGCATATTCTGTCAGCAATTCTGTTGCCCGCTCTCTGTCATTCATACTAATGCCCATTTTCCCAAGGAACGCAGAAAACCCCATCTCAGCCCGATTCTGTGTCATGCCCTGCGCGGCCATCACATCAGTGATACTCAGCGCATCTTTCGACGTTGAGGCCGATGCATCAGTCAGGCCGGGGGATTTTGGGGAGTAGTATTTCGGTAAATCTTCCAGTTTCATTTTTTGACCTGCCCTTCAAGCATTATGGGGTAAATCTTCACCCCCAGACGTCCACCAGATACTGGCTGAACACGAACGATATTGATTTCATCAAACTGCTCATCGTCCATTAGCAACCCCGCATGCGTCAGCGCATCCAGCGGTGCTTTCAGAATATTGTCCAGGTCACGGCGGCGCTTATCCGGTGGTTCTGCAATAATTTTTATTGCCAACCGTCCGGACAGGCTTAATTTCAAGCGCTGCTGGCGAACAATAAGCGCCACTGCCCGGCGATAACGCTCCCCGGCTTTTGATACAAAATATGTGCTGCCACGGCGTCGCCAGTAAGTGTTCACCGTCGGCGGGTAAGGCAAAACAAATTCTATGCGTTCGGTCATTTATGCTTTCCACTTCAGAACACCCGAATTTCTCGCGTGCATTAAAAAACGAATCAGCAACAACAACTGACTACCGTGTTTTTCTTCAAAATCTTTTACCCCGGCGTGTAGTTCGTTATGGCATTTACGACACAGCGGAATAACAAACAAATCGTCAGCCTTTGTTCCCATCCCTCCCAGTCCATGACCAATGATGTGATGCGGATCATCTGCCTGATTGCCACACGTCATGCATTTCTGCGTTTTTACCCAGCGCGTGTATACAGGCATCTCTTCCCGTTGTGGTTTCTGGCGCTGGAGGTACTGAGCCGGAGACTCCGGATCAACGGCGATGCTTACTAACGTCTTTTCCTGGGGTGGGGGCTGTTGCTGGTGGACGTGAAGTGGCAGCGCAATATTTTTTGTGCGCTGCTTCAGTATGCTGATGGCTGTCTGTTCTCCCGGTACGATGTCACTCTCACGGTATACGGAGCGGATTTTTTCCACCGGTAATCCCAGCGAACGACGCGCTACTGCCTCAGGTAGTGCATCCACCACCTGATTGCAGGCCGCCCACCAGGATAATTCGGCCAGCGATAACTCCCTCTCCTGCGTACCGCTTATTGCGTGACGGATGACGTCAATCATCCAGGCAACCAGATTCTGCTGAGCAAGTTGATCGAGTGATTCTGATGTCTGGTCGCGCAGCTGGTTGTCACAGTGCCAGCACAACACCATCGCGCCGGTACTGTAACGGTGAATGACGGTTTCGCTGTGATGATAATCACCGTGTGGCCACTGGCAGGATTTCACGTGACGTAATAACCAGTCAGACAGTGCACCAGCGCCACCCGCAGCACGAATCACCCGTTCGTTGCTGAAAAATGGCAGTAATATTTTATCCTCTGCCAGCGGCTGTCGAACGGCAGGAACGACTCCGGACGGCAGATTACGCATGCTTTTCGGTTCCGGCTCCACCAGTACCCGGGTATTGTGGAATACCGGCATGGATTCACGGCCCGGCTTAACGAT